CCGATTCTTAGGAATCCTGCCAATAGTGTGCCGTATGCCAGTTATTCACTGAGCACAACAGCTATATTGGGTGGCTTCGCCAACTGCTTGGTGGTGGCTCCCACACCACTTAACTCGGACACCATCGGCCTAATTTTTGCACAAGATGGGTCGAGCGTGTCTTTCCCGTATCTTATCCCAGTCGAGAGCCTTTGGTTAATCACCTTTAGCTTCTCCTGCGTTAGTGCGGGCGCCGCAGCAGCTTACGCGCCGGTTCCAAACTTCGCGAATGGGCTTGCGAATGTGAAAGTTCTCAACCCCATTAACACCTTCTACGCGGTATCAACTCCAAATCCTAATCCGGGCGCAGCAACCGTTCGGTCACAGGATTGGGTCGGATTTATCCAGTATACTGGCGGGGCATCGCTCACAACCCCGCCTTCGATTAGTCTTGCGAACGTGACGACCATGTTCTCATCCTACGGTACTTGTCTCATGTACGTAACGATGGTGAACAACGCCGCGTTTCTCAGCACATGAGAGCATCAATCAAATTTGGCATGTATATGCATCTCTGTCAAGTCCCGCAATCTTAGCTGAACGCGGTTAAACTTGCATGCCACAACGTGCCGAAACACGTTCGGGTAAGGGCCACCAGGGGCCCAAATCCCAAGAGGACAAATTGAGACGGTTCGACAGACCGTTGTCCTATTACCCTACTACCCCCCAGTTGATGTCAGGATGTTCAACTTGGGCTGAATCGTGGAATAAGAGTGAAAATGCCTTACGACTCTCGCACAGGTCACGCCTCTGGTGTGTAATGTGTTAGTTTAATGGAACGCCATTGATACGTGCCTCGCAATAGCGGACACTATTGGTCTTTGGTGCTCGCCTGAAATATGGTGGGTTGTCCTGTATGCACTCAAGGTCTGCGTGAAGGCTCAAGATTCCCAACTGGCTTGGTGGCAGAATGCCGAAACCGCAGTGTGGCAGAGTCGCGGGGCGTGGTATAACGGTGTCACGACCCTAGGGCGGCGAAGTGTAATCACTGACGTGCGAGGGCATTGGAGCATGGGAACACCCTTTGAGGTGGCTCTGATTAGTTCCCATCCCTATCATGGTACCTACAGCCGTTTTACAGCGAGGCGCGCTTGATACGCCCGAGAGCACACTCGATAACAGCCCCGTGGCGGGTGACCCACAATTGGGCATGTCATTGCCCAATCCGGACGACAGGTTCGTCCGTGAAGACAGCCACGCACGTCGACACGATGCGCGTGACCACACCCACCGGAGTGGGCGTGGCGGTGATGCTCGCCGTGGCAAAGGAGCTCACCCGCGGGGCAAACCCCGCGGGAAACAGCCGAAGTGGATGAAGAAATTCGACTCCACTCTCGGCTACCCCGGTGAGGGTCCTCCTGACTCTCAAATAGACTTTGTGTCCCAAGGTGGGGGCGCCGTAGCAGTCGATATGAGCGGCTTATCATCCAGCTCATCGTCGTCGTCTTCTTCGTCGTCCTCACCTCAACCTGGCCGAGAGAGTAAAGCTCAATGCTTTCCGGCTCCAGTGCTGCGGCAGCGTGCCGCCGTTGTGCACAACAAAGTCCGTGAGGCCAAGCAGCCTCACCACGTGGCCGGACGTGGAATGGTTCGTCCGCAGCACCATAAGGCTGCGGGGTTGTGCCACGAGTGTGGAGAACCCGGACACAAGGCTCGTGATTGCCCTTCAGGCGATCAGAAGAGCCGTAGGGCTCGTGTTGCTTTGAACAAAGCACGCGGGCCCTCTGGGGCGGTGGGAAAGCAATTTCCGCCGTCGGGACACGGGAGTGAAGGTGATGATGATGGGGGGGCGGCAGGCCCTGGAGGGGATGGCAACCCGCGTAATCAACGCGGGGGTAGACCATCACCACCGGGGCCCGCACCTGGAGGGAATGGTAACCCGCGCAATCCACGCGGAGGCAGACCACCACCACCGGGCGGACCACCGCCCCAGCCGGCCCCCCCGGCCGCACCTGCACCCGCTGGACCACCGCCCATCACGCCTGAAGAGAAGAGGCGTCGAC